AAGATATTAAAGATTTGCTGGAAGCAGAAAGTGACTTAGGATTAGTCTTTGCTACGAATCTGTTTATTGGAAAGGAACCAACAAAACCTTCCAATTCAGTTACGTTGTTTGACTATACCGGGGAACCCCCGCAGTTAGCAATGAACAATCAAGGATATGAATATCCATCCTTACAAATCCGTGTACGAAATACGGATTATGTGGCAGGGTGGGGGATAATAGAAGCGATAAAGAACCGTTTACATGGAGCCAATCAGGAAGAGTGGAATGGTACACTTTACACGGCTATCTATTGTGGATCGGGTCCCGTCCTTTTGGATTGGGATGAAAATAGCCGGGCAAGGTTTGTTTGTAACTTTAAAATTCAACGAAGAAGTATTATTTAAAACTAAAAAAGTATGGCTACAAGTGCTATTAGTGGATTAGGGACGATATTTCAAAAATGGAATGGTTCTGCGTGGGACGTTCTTTCTGAAATAACGTCCATCAAGGGTCCCGGCTTAAAGAGGGACCAAATCGAAGTAACATCACTGGACTCCACCGATGGGTACAGGGAATTTATTACAGGGTTCAGGGAGGCAGGAACACTCAGTCTTACCATGAACTTTTCAAGGGGTAATTTTGATATGTTGCTGGCAGATTTTGAAAGCAACGTGGTTCAGAATTATGAAATTGTTCTTCCTGATTCCGTAAACACCAGTTTGGAATTTGAAGGACTCGTTTTGGAAATGCCTTTGAACATTACCACAAAGGATGCAATTTCTCAGGACGTAAGTATTTTGATTACCGGAAAAGTTACCGTGAACAGCGGTTCCAATCTTTCCAGTATTCACGGGTAAAAAAGATTTCCTAATCACGGATTTGTTTACAAATAAATAATCAAAAACAACAATTAAAACCGTTAATCATGACAAAATTATTAGATCGCAGCCTTTTATTGAAAAAAGAAGAACTCCAAATTGTACCAGTTGATTTGGGGAAAGACGAATTTGTTTATGTTCGTCAAATGACCGGACGTGAAAGAGATACCTTTGAACAATCACTGATTAAAGAGGTGAAAGACAATGAAGGTAATTCAATAAGTTATGAAAGATCATTGCAGGATTTTAGGGCTAAATTAGCCGTTTGTACGCTTTGCGATGAGAAAGGCAATTCATTGCTTGAACCAGGGGATTACACGCAATTGTCGATGGCTATGTCGGCAGCACGGCTGGAAAAAATCGTCAATGAAGCGCAAAAAATAAATAAGATTTCCGAAGAGGATAAGGAGGCACTAACAAAAAACTTAGAGGGCGGCCTAGCCGCCAATTCGCCTTCCGCCTCTGCTTAGAACTCGGATTTGCACATCCTGATCACTTATTGGGACAATTAACTTCGTCCCAATTAAGTGAGTGGGAGGCATACGACAGACTTGATCCGATAGGTTCCTGGAGACATGATTTCAGTATTGCCCAATTATCTTCTACTATTACGAACATCGTAAATGCTATTTACAAAGAAGAAGGGAAACCCGTAGTACAAACAAATGCTTCTGATTTTATGCCTATTTGGGATAAGGAGGAACGTAAGAAACGGGAATTTGCAAGACTGAAAGAAGAACGGGAAGTACAAAGTCAGGAGGAATTAACAAAAGCATTATTATCTTTTGCCGAAAGGCATAACAAAAAGGTAGATGCTAAGTTGGCAGCAAAGAATAAACCACCAATAAAACGATTAACAAATGTCAGCAGATAAATTTTTGGGACAATTATGGGTCGGCTTAAATGTAGACACTACTGGACTTGCTAATGCCGCTATGCAGATGGAACAGTTTAGCAAAAAGGTAATTACCACAGCTAAAATGACTACCCAAGCTGGTAACATTTCAGATGCACGTCTTAAACAATCCTATGCTGCTGAATCAAAGTATATCCAAGAAGGTATTAATGCTAGAAAAAAGTATGATCAGGCGTATGCAAATGCTTCCAGACAATTAAGTGCTTACTACAAAGAACAGGAAAGGGAAGCTTTGGCTGCGGAAAAAGCGATGGCTGCTAGTACAAAAGGTATGAGTGTTTCACTCAATTCACTTTCCAATAATTTGTACCGTTTTGGGACATTTGCTACAATGGCGTTTACTGCCCCATTGACTTTATTAGCCACGAATGCCGTTAAAATGGCTGCTGAACTTGAGCAAATCAAACAAAAAACAGTATCCCTTGCAAATGTATCTCAAGAACAAATGGATGCGTGGGGTGGAGCTATTACAAGAATAGGGATTGCTACAAATCAAACTTCCAAAAGTATTGCACAATCCCTATACTTTGTAGCTTCTGCCGGGGTTGATAATGCCAATGCCATAAAACTTGTGGAATATGCTGCCAAAGGAGCAGCCATTGGTTTGGGTGAAACGGATACCATTGCTAAACTATTAACCTATACGTACAACGCATACGGAAAAGAGGTATTTGATGCGGCAAAACGAATGGATGAATTAACAATTGCTGTTCGTGAGGGTGCTGCTGAAGCAGGGGACTTAGCCGGAGTAATGGGGGATTTGGTTCCGGTGGCTGCACAAATAGGTGTTTCTTTTGCTGACTTGGGTGGAATGTTGGCCGGTATGACACAAATCGGTTTGAACTCACATAAATCGGCTACGGCACTCAGACAAATTATGATGGAAATGATTCGACCATCACATCAGGCCGGGGCTGCTTTGGATGCTGCTGCAAAGAAGATGAATGATATGTCCATATCCTCAATGAACTTGGCAAAGACGGTTGAAAAAGAGGGATTGTTACCAGTACTGATAAAACTGAAAAATGTATCAGCTTCGATGGGACCGATGTTTTTACCCACTGTGTTTGATAATATTCGTTCATACACGGGTCTTATGTCTATGATAGGTCCGAATATGGAAAAAGTACTTGCTATTGTAAAAAAGACAAAAGAGGAAGTAGGGGCTTTTGATACTGCTTTGGGAATAATGACGCAGACATCCCAGTTTAAATTAGGGCAATTCAAGAAAGCTGCGGAACAAGCATTTTTGAATTTAGGGGAAACGCTAATCCCTGCTTTGTTACCATTATTGCAATCATTAACTGAAACAATAAATAATTTAACAACTTGGTTCAAATCACTTAGTTCCAGTACACAGGAATTGATAATGGAATTTGGTTTGTTTTTAGCAGTATTAGGTCCATTATCAATAACACTTTCTGGTTTGGTTCGCCTTTGGGCTATAATTGGTATGTCTATGACTGGAATGATTATTCCTGCTATTAATGCTGTTGGTTCTGCTCTAGTTTGGTTATCCGGTGTGATGTTAGCAAATCCATACATTGCTATGGCTGCTGGAATGGGAATACTTTTGTATAGTTTAAATGCTTTGAATGATACTACGAGAGAATTAACTGAAGGTGAAAAGATTTTACTTGACGTAGAAGCAAAAGCCACACAATCCGTAGTAGCACAAAAAGTAGCAATTGAACAATTAATGTTAGTTGCGACGAATGCAAATGCTACATTGGATCAAAAACAAAAAGCAATAAAAACCATAAATTCTATAAGCAGGGAATATTTGGATGGAATAAATCAAGAAACAATTCGTACTGGGGAAGCTACACGTGCAATAAATTTGTATTTAAAATCATTAGAATTAAAAGCTGAAAAAGAAGCAGTTTATGCTGCTTTAGTGGAATTGAATAAAAAGAGGGCTATGGAATTAGCCACTGGTTCTGATAAGGACTTGAATAAAATGCAATACGTCCAAACAGTTTTATTCGGATTGTCCCCATCGTCAGCAGAATATAAAAATATGCAAATTGAAAATGCTACAATTGCTACTGAAAAATTCAATGACGCTTCAAAAAGATTGTGGGATAGGTGGAAAATGATTCCCAATGAAATAGCTAGGGTAGAACAGGCAACAGTACCGATCACGAAAGTATTGAGCATCTTTCCACAAAAAGGTTCCGTACTTGATCCAATTACGTATTACACTACAAAAGAGTATATTAATGATATGGTAAATGGGATGTCAAAATACTCATTACTAATTAATAATAAACAAGGCACTATATCCCCTGAGTTTGCTCCTATTGAGGATAGTGAAAAGACAAAACGAGTAAAAAATATAATGGATACTTTGGCAGAATCTTTAAAAAGAACGTCTGAATTATCCAAAATATTTAATCGTGAT